GGACGGTGGAGGGCGGATTGACCCGTCGCAACGCCCTGGTAGCGGGCCCGGACGGCCTCCCCTTCCGCCTTTACGGCGGGGGCACTCAACTCGACTTCAGCCAGCTCAGCGAGTTCAACGATGCAATGCAGTCCATCACGAGCAATGATTCCGGGGCTACAGCCTTCTACGGCTTCCGGGACGCGACGGACACGACGCCTATTCCCCTTGACATGCTTAGGGGTAATTGGTCTGGTGGAAGTTGGACCCCCTCCGACACAGGGAACACCTTCCTGCTCCAACGGACGTTCTACATCAGGGGTGGGTCACGAGCAGTGTTGTCGGGTCCGGGCCAGGGATTCACCGCGACCCTAGCCTATGAGGACATGCCACATGAGGCGGAGTTCGTGGATGACAATGGCCAGGTCGTGGTGGCCTCGGTCAGTGATGCGCCCGCCACATCGGTGTTCATTCGCATTGCTGCTGTCACGGGGAATGTCACTGCGGCCAATGCCCGTGTGCCTGGAGAGGGATCCGACTTCAAGTGGGGTATCACCGTGGGTGCCGCCAAGGCATCCAGCGAAAGTGGGAAGCTCATCCAGCTCTCCGTGACCACTGAGGGGCTTGGGGTCACTGACCGAGCAGAGGTCTCCTCCCCCTTGGCGGTGACCTTCCCAGGCACCGAGACCCAGCAGTACCTAGAGGTCGTGGCAGCGGCACTGGCTGTCATGGTGCTGTCTCGGTCAGACTTACCCGTCCTCTCCAACCCGACAGATCCTGTGGAGAACCGTCGAACAGATGTGGCTGCCTTGGCCACAGGGCTGGAGGGGTTGGCAAAGTACCTGGTACCACAAATGCTTGGCGTCAGCCCTGCCCGCTACTTCAAGAAAGAGGGTGTCGACCCAACCAAGTTTCGGCGCAGGATTCTCCGGGCAAGCCGGGCACTGGCAAATGATCTCTACTATCGGACAGGGGCCTTGGGTGATTCCATCGAGGGTCTCGCGGTGGACATTGGGCAGCCGCTCCTCGACTTCAAGTGGTCAGCTGCAGGGTACAGGCAAACCGATCTGACCATCATGGAATCCTTAGCAGACAAATCGCTGGATACAGGGTTGGGGCTCAACCCCACATCCATCAGCAAGCTGGCCCCCTTCCCGGCCTTCGAGGCAATGAAGCACCAGTCGGGCATCGTTCGTGCCCCCAGCTTCATTGGGAAATCCACCCCGCGTCCAGGGCAAGGCTCCGCAGACTATTCTCCGGTGATCTACTCCCGGAGTGGGGGTCGTGTGTCGGCAGATTTCTGCCGCAACGTGATCTTAGGCCACAATGACGGGGAGCTGTACACCGCTGCTGTTGGCGTCCTGAACATTGCTTCCGGCCCCATGACGCTACCCAAACCGAGAGGTAACTGGATTGCCTTGCGGCTCCTTCCGCAGGGGCTCCCACCGGTGGATCAGGCCATGGAGGAGATCCTCAACTGGGTCAAGTCAATCCTGAGCGGGGTGTCCGGCATTGTCGACCTGATCAGGGCGTACATCGAGTTCATCGAGACCCGGATCCTGGAGCTGCAGAGCATCATCGAGAGGATCAATAACCTATTGCAGTCGTTGCTGGCATTCCAGATGCCGCAGATGTCGGGGCTCATCGTGTCAGGTGCGGGGGTGGACGGCATCCTACAGGCCCTCATTCAGGCTCAGGACAAGCCCCAGGATGCGGGCACCGAGTCAACCTACGGTGCTGGCACTGTGCTCGTGGCCGGAGGTCTCCCTCCGGTCATCGTCGAGATTCTCAAGTTGTTCTTCCCGGAGGTCTGAATGTCGTTTGGCTGGCTCGGCACATTTCGCTCTGGCTCCTGGCTGGAGCTTCGCAAGTTCGTCCTCCACGAGAGGAGGGACATTGACAAGCGCATCGCCTACATCGAGGCGGAGCTGAAACGCATCGGCACAGTCACGGTGATCTTTGCCCGCACCATTGATGGGGATGAGACCACGGTGACCGAGGAGCGGTGGGGCCTTGATGTCAGCCAGGGATCCAGCCTGGAGAAGCTGTTCCGGGCCTATGTTGCCCAGGGGGGCAACCCTCTCGATGTGTCCCTGTTCCTATCCCCGAACAGCACTATGCTTCTGGACCCCGAGTCCGACGTGGAGACCCCCATCCAGCCTTATGACGGGGTAGTGTACCCACAGTCCGACGACTACGTCAGCGGCCAGGAGTATAAGGGCGGCTACCAGTCCATCAAGAAGTACGTTCCTGGCAGGGTGGGCGGCAGAAAGGAGCTGAACGATGGCCGCACAGCAGAGTTGGTGGCTCGGGCTCGTGGATGGGCCAATAAGGAGATCGAGACCAAGCGGAACAACATCGAGGCGCAGATCATCAAGCTCGCGGACCTCAAGGAGCAGCTTGAGCTTGAGCTGATCGACCTGACTATGGCTGCAGCAGGATCCATCTCGGCCATCCCCTCACTGGATGAGGAGCAACTTTCGGAGAGCCACACCGTGGCTTCCATCGTGACTGCTATCGATGCCGTCTTCTATGCTGCCGACGCGACCGGCACCCCAGACTTTGTGACTCCGACATACAACATGGAGAAGCTGGAGAACCACATGAACCTACTCACGGATGATGAGGGGGGAGAGGAGAAGAACACCGCCCTGTAGCGGTGGCACGCCTATAGCCCTTGTCCGGTAGGAGACTTCGCAGTGAGCACTGACTTCCAGATCGCCCATACCTGTCCGCACCTCACGATGGAGGAGCCTGTGGTGCTTGGGGCAGACCGGATGTCTCTGGAGACGAGTCAGCCTGTGGCGGCCTCTGGGGCTGTGCGGATCTTGGTGAACAACGAAGCGTACATCCCCAGCACGGGACTGTTCAGCTCAGCCCGGCTTCAAGGTTCCGCTTCTGGGCCATTCAACATCACTGCGGAAGCCAACCAGCTCACAGTGAGCAACCAGTCGGAGACAGCTACCCTGACGCTGCCCTCTGGGTTCCGTATTTCGGCTGACCGCGTGGTGCGTCTGTTCTTGGGAGTGCTCCAGACCATCTTGGTGGAGAATGTCAACGGGCACTTGGTGTTCACCGATACCGCATCAGTAGGGCCAATCAGTCGGATCCGGGTCACCGGGACGGCAGCAGAGTCCTTGGGGTTCACTGGCCAACAAGCTGCTCGGGGACGGCAGCTCTATCCAGCATGGCAGTTGGTCCCTCGTGTGGACACCATCAGCAACCGCTACCCCCGGTTCGTGTCTCCGGTCAAGACGAACCCCCACTTCAAGGCCACCTACGTCGCCCCTGTCGAGCGATGCTTGCGGTGCGGTGCGCAGTTCATTGAGAATGACTTCCGCTACGACATCCAGGGCGACCCCATCCTAATCGACAATGACAACCTGCTCTATCAGGCGTCTTTGAAGATCATCCTGACCGATAAAGGCTCCAATCCCTACCACACCTGGTACGGAACGAGGCTTCAGTCACGTATTGGCCTCAAGGCTCTGTCCGCGACGGCCATGTTGATCAGCGAGGACGTGCGGCGAGCCCTCAACAACATGAAGAAGCTCCAGACGGCGCAGGCCAAGTACCAAGAGGTCAGCTTCAAAGAGCGCCTGATGAGTGTGCTTGCGGTCAATGTCTTCCCGCACGAGACGGATCCCACCGCGTTCCTGGTGGACGTGGTTGTGTCCAATGCCTCGGGAAAGCCCGTTCAGCTATCTATCGTGTTCTCGGTGCCCGGCGTTGTGGCACTCATGGGCTCCAACGGCCAGTCCCTCGGACTGGAGACCACGGGCATCACCCCTGAGCAGTCCCGGCTCTTTGGCCTCCCCACCAATCGGATTAACTGACCCATGGCTTTCACCACCCCCAAGACCAACGGGCCCGACGGCGTAGCCCGTGAAGTGACCGTATTTTCCACGACTCTCGGCACGCGGTTCTTCTCTGGTGAGATGGGCTCCGACACCGTGGACATGGCAGTCTCTATTCGTGGTGGTGCCTTCACCAGCGACCCTGATCTCATCCTGTTCGAGGGCACCTCTTGGACGATGCCAAACCCGGCGGCCTTCCCGGATGGCCTGGAGCTTGTGGCGGGCCTGAACCAGATTGCTGTCCGAGCCCTCTCCACCACAGGCACAGAGTCCACACCGGCGACCGTCGCGGTGACCCTGGTACAGGAGCGGGATGTCAACGTGGTGGCTGATGTGCCCACCAACATCACGGTGACGCGGCTCAACAACGCCGTTGAGGTCAAGGCGGAGGCACCTGTTGCCACCACTTTGCAAGGGCTCCACTTCTATGCCTCCCAGTATGAGGGGGGTGGGACAACGGGGTACACTCGCATCAACCTCACTCTCGTGGATACGGGCACCACCGAGGAGGACACTGCTGTCCTCTCGACAACAGAGGTGGTGTCCTCGATTGCAACCACCCTGGCGGGGGGTCACGCAGCGGATCCGCTGTTCCTCCGGACGATCCAGCAGCAGGAGGATTCCGCAGGCACAGTCCTCCAGTCGGATTTCAGTGAGGCGCTTGAGATCGCCGAGACAGTCGACAAGGTGAGAACCACCTTCACCGTGTCCTCAGTTCGTGAGGCGTCGTTCATCTCGTTCTCCCATGACCGAGCAGCGGGTCCCACATCAACGCCTGCAACCATCTCCAATGGGTCCTTCGCAGCACTGCCCAATACGGATCTGCTCTACTACGTCATCACGGCGGTCTACTACGACTCCGCACAGCTCTTGGAGATCGAGTCGAGCTTCTCGCAGGAAGTGGTCGGAAGCCCTGTTCAGGTCACAGCGACCCTGGGTAACTTCCCCGTTGTCACTCGACAGCGCATTGCTCAGGACACCATCGAGTCCATCTTCCGGTCCAACCCGCAAGTACGTGTAGACCCTGGTGCCCCTCTTCGTGAGTTGTACATCGACCCCTTCACCAGTGAGGCCGAGCGTCTCCGGTTCCTGGTCGACTTCCTCTACCGTTCGTCCAGCTTCTCTACCTTGCTCCAGATCGATGACCCCCAGAACACGGGCGACTCCCTCGCCGTTTCGCAAAGCTCCTACAAGCAGGCTTTGAAGGCAGCCTTCTTCCTGGCCAACGATTCCGACGTGCAAGCCATCATCGACCGCGCCTTCGAGGTCTTGGCCTCCAACGTGGGAGAGTCTCGTCGTCCTGGCACCTTCGCTCGTGGCGAGGTGACGTTCTACACCACGCGACGCCCTACCTCTACGCTGTCTATCCCCCTGGGCTCCTTGGTCAGTGGGGGTTCCCAGGACTTCCGCACATCGACCCCGTCGTCTATCCCACTCACCAACCTGGCCTCCTTCTACGACCCGGTCTCAAAGAGGTACCTGGTACGAGTGGCTGTTCAAGCGACTGTGGCAGGGTCAGCAGGCAATGTGGGCAAGGGACAGGTGCGCAACACATCCCTTCCGGGGCTCTCTGTCATCAACGAAGCAGAGATGTTCGGAGGCAACGACCAGGACACCAACAAGCAGCTTGCCGAGCGTGCGCAGAACGCTCTTGCCTCCGTCGATGCCGGAACCCGCCTGGGATACCTGCAGACGGCAGCAGGGGTTGCGGGGGTTGTGCAAGCCAACGTAGTGGATGCAGGGCACACCCTCATGCAGCGTGACCTGGACGCCACGGGGGCACACCGAGGAGGCAAGGTGGATGTGTGGGTGCAGGGGGAGAACCTTGCCACGGTCACCGACACCTTCGCGTTCACGTTTGAGATCGCCCAAGACATCCAGTTCGAGGTTGTCGGCAACCCCGCCAACTACACCTTCCGAGCCGTGGATGAGGCTCTGTCCGAGTCAAACCCAATCGTGGAGATGCTCGACTTCCCCACGATTGGGTACAATTTCCGCAATGCCACCACGGGCCAGGTCTTCGACTTGACGGACGTGGTCATCTCCAGCTTCGACACCATCCAGCTCTCCACGGCAGTGGGTCAGCCAACCGTTACACTGTCGAATGTGGTGCTGGGGGACTACCGACGCCGTGCAAGCACCACCTTCGCCTTCGCCCGGCAACCTGTTCAGTCCGTGGTGTCTGTCACGGGGGCTGTCAGTGGGGCTCTGGATGCTACGACGTTCGCGTTGAACCACCCCAACTCACCACTAGGGAACGGCAGGTCCTTCCTAGCGGGGGACTTCCTGGCCATCACGGCCACGACAGATGCCACCACCGGGGTGACCGTGCCCTCTGGCGACACCATCAGCGTCACTGACGAGTCCCATACCTTGATTGGGGAGTTCCAGGAGTTCGTCAACAACCTCGGGGCCAACTTCCTGACCATCGTGGTCAAGGACTCCACAGGCACTACGACGTACAAGGGGCCAAGTGACCCCAGTGGCCTGTCGGACTACACCATCCTCCCTGGTGGCCAGACGACGGCTCTGTCCATCCAGCGTACCAGTAGTAGCAGCATTGCTTCCGGCGAGACGGTGCTGATCAGCTACGAGCATGATGAGAACTTCCAGGTGGAGTACACCACCAACCTGGTGGTCTCGACGGTGCAGAGCGCTGTCGAGGCACAGCGGCATGCCACAGCCGACGTGTTGGCCAAGGAGGTCATCACGGTTCCCGTGGACATCACGGCGACCATCGTCCTCAACCAAGGCGCCCAGGTCTCCGATGTAGACACGACCATCCGCACTAACCTGGAGAACTTCTTTGCCAGTCTCCGGCTTGGAGACCCCGTGCGGCAGTCTGACATCATCGAGATCTTGGACCGCTCTACTGGAGTGGACTTTGTGGTAGTGCCCTTGGCGAAGGTGGCACGAGGAGAGGGCTCCACGGTCGTTCGGGAGGGCCTGGCAACGAGCCAGGCTGGGGACACCACTTTCCTTACTAGCCTGTCCACCTCCCTGGTTTCCGTGTTCTTGGTGGGTGAGGAGCTGTCCGCCGCAACCACCACAGGAGGCGGGCCCACCAGCGACTTCCGAGGGGTCTTTGAGAATGACGTGGAGATGACCCTGTTCACCACGGACGTGGGTCTCCTCTCCCTTGATGCTCTCCGGGCGTTCATCGTGGGGTCCGGTGGCATCTCTATCGACGGGTTCAGCGATGACACGACCCTCGCCAATGAGGGCTACGTGACAGCGTCATCCCGACAGGCACAACGAGAGGCCCTGACAGCGAACCGTATCATTGTCTCCCTTGCGGTGGGTGACTCCCCCACCAACCACATCTACGAGGTCACCTACGTCGTAGATGTGGACACCGGAGCCAAGAACATCAACCCAAGCGATGCCGAAGTGCTCGCCCTTGGTGAGCCCACGTTCACCTACGATGGGGCGGGCTGATGGCGAATGGTAAGCCCAGTCTGCTCCCCAACAACATTGAGCAGAACCCCGCACCCCACCCGATCTCTGGCCAAGAAGCTCTCACGAAGCTTCAGACCAAGACCAATGAGATCATGGCGCAGTTTCTTGCAGTGCTGCCGTCCAACTATATCTCTCAGGTCAATGGCCCCTTCTACACGCTCCAGTTTCAAGCCTTGGCCTACGAGATCGCCAAGATCCAGTGTGCAGCCCAGGAGGTCTCCAAGGATTCGGACTACGACTTCACCCGCATCGAGTTCCTGTGGCAGATCATCGGGGCCTTGGTGTTTCCGAACCTGCCGGGCAAGGATGGTGGCATCCCTGTGATCGAGGGGGACGTGGACTACCGCACCTTCTTGAAGCGTATGGTTCTACTCCTGCTGCAGGGCTCCACGGCAGCCACAGTGCAGGAGGGTGCCGGATTGCTGACGACGGGAACCATCACCGTCATCGAACGCTTCCTGGGTGCCCGAGACCCCAACTCGGCCTGGACCATCGACGACCAGTTCGCCCTGGAAGTCAATGTGGAGAACGGGGGTGGCACAGCCTTCCCCAGCGAAGACCCCTTCGTGCTCCAAGAGAACATCCTGCTCATCCTGCGGGCACTGAAGCCAGCCCACACCCTCTACGAGTACAGGCACCTGTTTCGAGACGCCTTTGGCAGCGTACTTCTTCCAGATGGAAGCACAGGCATCGCAGACGACGGGGGCATCCACGGCAACACCGACCGCCCAGTGGGTTCAACACTTCCGGGCGTCTCGTGGGACCTGTTCACCTACTACTACGATGACATGCGAAGGTTCTGCTTTGGGGCCAAGCAGATCACCAGCACAGCAGGGGAGACCCTCACGGACCGGACGCTCTTCCGAGACACCACCCGAAGCTTCGCCAACGTGCGGGAGGGGTCCCTTCTCATCATCCCTACGGGGACGAATGTGGGTCGGTATACGGTGCAGTCGGTGTCCACATTCGTGTCGAACACGGACACGGTGTTGCGGGCGTACACCACAAGTCCAACGGGCCTCGCCGGCTCTGCCACTGTGGTGGGCGGAGTCATCCTAGACACCTCCCAGGACTTCGGTGCTGCTGTTGAAGGTGAGGTACTCACGTTCACTGCGGGGCCAAACGCCGGGTCCTACCGGCTCGACACTCTGACCGGGGGCAGTGGTGGTGCCGTGGGGGTCTCTACGGGGCCTGCAACGGGTGTTCGGCCGTTCCCGGGGCTGCTGCGGGTTGATCGCCGGATGCTCGTCGCGGTGGCCTCACAGTCCTACGAGGTCACCGTGGATCGCCTCGGTGTTCGTACCCCTCATGACGTTGCTCTTGAGGACGCCACGGCCCAGTTCTACCTCTGACGGATAATCTCCAGACCTTGCCGCAGCGAGAGGGCCTTGTCCCACTGTCCCAGTAGCTGGAGCCAGGGGCCCTCCAGATCCTCGGACGACTCCAGCCCCGGGACTCCCAGGAAGCAGGCAGGGTCCACGTCCTCTCCCATGATCCACCGGGTCAGGGCTCTGTACTTTCCCTCGCAGAAGCGGAAATTCGTCAGGGTGATGGGGGGATCCATGGCAAGCATGGCCATGGTTTGGTTGGTTGGGGAGTCGAACAGGGAGACGCGGGTGATGGCTTCTGGGGGAATGACCCCCTGGTGGGCGCAGTTGCCGAGCCCTTCCAGGGATTCCCGCCACAGGTGGCCAAATTCCCTGATGTGCGTGCGGAACCATGCAGTCCGCTCGTGCATGCCTTGCACATGCTGAAGGTCTTCGTCGATATCCTGGCCTCGGGAGGCTTGCTCCAGGAAGTCTTCGTCTGGCAGCAGGCTGTACTCATCGAGCAGCTCGGTGTCCACCTCAAGGACACCCCAGCGCTCTCCAGGCTCGGTGGCCGACATCGCGAAGTAGGGGGCGTAGGCTGTGGTCAGGTAGACCAGGTCGGGATTGGACGGACAGTCCTCCCAGCGGGTCTCCACTTGGGACAGGGAGCGAGGCAGCAACCCGGTAGCCAAGGCTTGGCGGGCAACTGCCTCTGTGGTGCCGTGGTAGAGCCTCACTGGCCGAGGCCCACGCACCAGTCACGCCGGATGTCGAAGACACCCCAGTAGTCGACGCGGACCTTGCCGTCGGTGCCCACGGGCAGGTTGACGAACTTGGTGATGGTGCGGCCACCCATGCGGATGCTGATCATGGTGAGCTTCATGGCTTCCTCCTGATCCATCTACGCGAAAGGTGCCCCCAGCTAAACCACTCTTTTCAATCTCCTTGGAGGTGTTTCAGGGCCTTCTTGAAGTCGTCCGTGACAGAGTTCCTGACCGCACGCTCAATGGGGGAGCCCACTGCCTTCGAGACATGGGAGAGGTGTTCAGTGACCACCACAGGGGCACGCATCTTGGTGCTGGCGTTCTCATAGAGCCAATCCCCTCGCCGAAGCTTATGCAGGGGTAATTGCTGGCCTGTGAGCAGCTGCCCCGCAGCCTGTCCCATGGCTAGGATCACCTTGGGCTGCACGAGCCAGATCTGCGTGTGTAAGAAGGGGGCGCAGGTGGTGATCTCCTCTAGCGTAAAGGCATGGTCTTTGGGGATGCACTTGACGAGGTTGGTCATGTAAGTCTGTTGGCGGTTCAGCCCTACCCGCTCCAAGAACCACTCCAGCAGGTGACCACGGCTCTTAACGAAGGGCTTGCCCCTCCAATCCTCTGCTACACCTGGGGCACCCCCCACTACCATGAGATCTGCATCCGAATCCCCATCTCCAAAAACGAGGGTGTGCCGGCCCTTGTGGAGGGCACAGCGGGTACAGTCACCCATCTTCTCCTTGTGCAAGTATGCCAAGGCTTCTTTTGGGCTCTTGGCTGCCATGAACACCCTCCCCCTTTAGCTTACCCCTGTGGCGGCGGTGACTGGCCTATAGCCCCCGCCCGATAGAAGGAGTTGGGATGGCCGCCATCATCAAGAGCCAACGGAATAGCATCCCGGCTACGGACATCAGCGGAGCCAGCCGGGACGACCTGGTTCTTGGTGACGTGGTCTCCGTCACTAGTGTGGATGCCGCCACCACCTATTCCTGGGTCCTGTCCTATGCCCCGGAAGGCTCCGTTGCGGTGTTCTCAGGCAGCAGCAGTGCAGTCTCTCCAGGCACCTTCAACGTGGACCTGGAGGGCCCCTATCTCATCCGGCTCACTGTGGATGCAGGGCTTCCCACAGAGGACACACAGTACGTCCGTTTGCGTGCTCTGACAGAGTTTGCTGCACTGAAGCTCGTCTCCGCCGGGGAGCGGCGCGATGGGTCTGGCATCATCCCTGTCGATGTCGATGTCGAGGGCTGGGCCAACGAGCAGAACTCCAACCTGGTGACCCTTCTGGCATTCGCCAAGCGCACAGCTCTTACGGGAAGAATCCTGTACGTGGACGCCAACGATGGCGTGAGCAACTACGCGGACTACAGCTCCATCAATGATGCTATCACTGGGGCCATCGCATTGGGTGCCACTACGACTGCCCCCTATGCGGTGCTGGTGCGTGGTGGGGTCTACTCAGAGGACGTGGTCTTCCAGCCAGGCGTGCATGTCATTGGCTGGCCTGGTGATGCCTCCCGTGGGAACGTAGTGCAGATCCGAGCAGCCAACGCAGGGGGCACGGGCACCCATCAAGCAGCCCTTCCCCTTGCAGCCGATCTGGTGGTGCTCTCCAACCTGGACCTGATCAACACAGGTGTCAGCGCAACAGCCGCAGTCCTGCGGAAGACCGGGTCCGGCAAGGTCGTGCTCAACGACTGTGTGATCACTCAAGCAGCCGTGGCAGCAACTGTGGGCCCCGCCTTGGATGTGCAAGGTGGCCTTGCAGATGTCCTCGGCTGTGAGCTGCTGGTGAACGACAACAACGCCAATGATCGGTACACCTTCGCGCAGACAGGTGCAAGCACTACCGTGGAGATCCGGGACAGCCTGATTCAAGGTCCCAGTGGCATTGTCCTAAACCCGAACCTCCTCACGACGGTCAACACCAGCCTACAGCGCACCATCATCAGAGCTACAGGCACGGCGGGAATAGTAGGTGTTCATACATCGGCATTGGCCCTGACGATGGAGCACTGTCTTGTGGAGGCGCTCCAGAGCGGGGTCACCGCTCCTTTCCAAGTACACCCCTCGGCGGGTGTGCTTGTGAGCAACGTGGGGGCGGACCTCCGCTGGTCACGCCTGGACGGAGATGTCACGTTCGACATCACAGGCATCGTGGGAGCCACAACCTGGCGCACCGGAGCTACCGCCATTGAGGGCACCGTCTCCTTCCCTGGAGGGCCCGTCAGCACGGAGGCCGCCACTGTCCAAGCCACGAGCCTTTTCTACGACAACACCACCACCACAATTGTCTCGGAGAATGTTCAAGGCGCCATCGACGAGATTGCAGCCATCGCCGCCCCAGTCATACCCTTCATGTTGGTGTCAAATGAGGCCACTGATGCAACCAGTGGGACCCTGGCCCTTGGGCAGATTGAGTTCGACCCAAGCGAGTATGCAGGAGCTACTCTCTTCGAGTTCTTAGCTACGCTCTCGGTGTCGGGCGGCACGCTGACAGGCACGGTGGGCTTCTACAACGTGACGGATGCTGAGCTTGTCACTGGCACAGCGCTTACGACGACGAGCACCACTCCTGTTCGCATAGGGTCAGGTGCCCTCACCGTAGGGGCAGCAGCAGGGAATCTCAAATCCACTGCCAAGGTCTATGAGGTGCGGTTGTCCGTGACGGGAACTCTCCCCACGGACATCGTCACCCTCGGTTCTGCTTACCTCAAGATCTCGTAGGCGGTGGTCTACCTATAGACCCCGCCGGGTAGGGAGCAAGGGACTCGATGGCTGCCATCATCCAGAGCTGGAGGAACGGGGCCAACCTCAATACGGGGGTTAGCCGGGATGATCTGCTCGTAGGTGAGCTGATCACTGTCAGCTCCTCAGATACGGCTACCACCTATGCCTGGAGCCTGGTGTTCCAGCCAGAGGGGTCCACCGCAGCTTTCAGCGGGGATGTGACGCAGCAATCACCGGGCGGCTTCACTGTGGACCGTGAAGGCCCTTACCTGGTGCGGCTCATTGTGGACTTGGGTCTCGCCACGGAAGACACCCAGTTCGTCCGTCTTCGGTACCTCACCGTGCTGGGAGACCTTGCTCTAGTGTCCGCCGGGGAGACGGTTACCCCAACGGGCTCCATCCCCGTGGACTTGACCGCAACAGGGTGGGCGAACGACCAGAACCGCAACCTGTTGACTTTGTTGGGGTTCATCCAGCAAACCGCCGCTTCAGGACGCATCCTCTATGTGGACTCAAACAGTGGCACCGAGGGCTACGGGGACTACCCCACCGTGCAGCAGGGTATCGACGCTGCGGTGGCTGCAGGGGCAGCCCTGATCACTCCCTACATTGTGGCGGTACGGCCGGGCCTGTACACCGAGGATGTGACCTTCAAGCCCCATGTGCATGTTCTTGGGTGGCCTGGTGCGCCTCAGGGGGATTCACGCACCACGACCATCAGGACAAATGGGGGTGTCCACCAGACCAGCCTGGCCTCCCCCACGGACTTGATCATCCTCTCGGGCTTGACGTTGGAGAACGTCATCGCGAATACGGCAGCAGTCCTGGAGAAGTCAGGGGTGGGGCACCTGTTTGCACACAGGGTCAACTTCTCCCAGTGGGGCCTCAGCATCAGCCAGGGGCCTGCCGTTGCTGTCTCCGAAGGCACATCGGAGTTTGACCACTGCACCCTGCTCTTTGCCCCCACTACGGGGGTGGGGCTGGTGGCCTTCAGCCAGGCCATGGCTACTGCCAGCACCGCAGCGGTGTTCCGAAGCAGCACCATCACTGGGCCCAGTGGGATGCTCTTGGATCCTGGCTTCACGGGCGTGGGGTCCACGACCCTCACGGACACCGACGTGGCGGCGACGGTGGCGGGCGGTGTTGGCATCGACACCACGGCAGGGGACCTGACCATCCAGTACAGCCGGGTGCGGGCCCCCCTGGGCACCCCCTTGCAGGTCAACCCCACAGCAGCGGTCCTGGGTTCCACCTTCGGCGTCACCGTGCGCTGGAGTTTCTTCGATGGAGACCTATCCGTAGACGTGGGTGGAGGAGGAGGCACGTTGAGCTTGGGGTCTGTGGAGTATGGCTCCCTCACGTTCCCAAGCGGCACGGCCGGACTCACCCTGGCGGCTACGACCAAGGCTGCTAGCCTGTACTACGACCCCGCAGGCTCTGGTGGGGTGTTCACTTCGGAG